CTACGCCGCGCCGTCCTTGCGCTCGCATTCGCCGCTGAATCCTCGCCCGCTATGCGCGACGATTACAACGCAGTTAGCGCCGCAATCGACAATGCAATTGGAGCGCCAGCATGAGCAAGCATACGCCTGGCCCATGGAAGGCCACAGCAATGCGAGTTACTGCGCCAGAGACTAATGATCGTCTTGCACTTGATGTGCAGATCAATGGCGGCAATCGAGACGGCAACAAGGCCAATGCTAGATTAATTGCCGCTGCGCCTGAGTTGCTAGATGCGCTGGAAACCCTGCTGAATCGCATTGAACTTGAAAGCTGCAGGCCAATCAAGTGGCCGGCATTCATCGCTGGTCGCGCGGCTATTCAGAAATCCACGGGTGCAACATGACCAACTTTGTCTACGGAATCTGCGTGGTGATGGTACTGGTTTTTGTGCTGGCGCTAATCGGAGGGATCGCATGAAGCCCCTCCGCAGCATCGAATACGCCGCCACGCGCTGCCTGCTCAATCCGGCGCGGCCATACGTCAATGCGGTCAACACGGACATTCGCGCAACGTTTGCTCGAGTGCGCGCCGAACAGATCGCCGCCGCCAAGCCTAGCAAGGTCCGGAGAATCAGGTGAGGCGGCTTGCGCGATTGCGGCGCCAGGTGCGCACGTTCTTGACTTGGCACGGCATTTACACGCGAAACAAGTTTTACGGCAAGACGCGCATTGAGGTCATCCGCAAGGCGCTGATTTGGGCGCTGGAAGCGAAGTGAATTGAAAATAAACAGAGAGAGAAATGGCGAATGCCCTTGCTTTAATCACGGACGATATTTACCAGTCCAAAAATGCGTTCTTGTCGGTGCTCACTGACAAGTCGATCAACTTCGAGCGCGAGGCCGGTTTTGCGATTCAGGTCTTGCAGAACAATGACTATGCGCTGACGGTCGCCAGTGGCAACCGGCAATCAGTCGTTGACGCAGTAACGAACGTCGCAGCTATCGGTATCAGCCTGAACCCGGCCAAGAAGCAAGCCTACCTGGTTCCTCGCAAAGGCAAGATTTGCCTTGATATCTCGTATATCGGACTACTTGACCTTGCCATTGATTCCGGCTCGCTCAAATGGGGCCAAGCCGACCTTGTTCGTGAGCATGACGTGTTTCGTACTAACGGCTTCGACAAAGCGCCCACACACACGTTTGATCCATTCTCGAAGGGTCGAGGCGCGATTGTCGGTGCCTATGTCGTCGTCAAGACGCATGACGGCGAATACCTAACCACGACGATGACGATTGATGAATGCTATGCAATTAGGGATCGGTCGGAGGCGTGGAAAAGCGCGAAGCCAGGGAAAGGCAAAGGACCATGGGAAACCGATCCCGGCGAAATGATCAAGAAGACCGTAATCAAGCGTGGCTCGAAGCTGTGGCCGAAAACTGACCGGCTCGACAAGGCAATCCATTATCTGAACGAAGACGGCGCGGAGGGCATTGACTTTAAGGCGCAAGAGCGCAGTGAGGATTGGATTGATGTTGCGCCCTACATTGCCGATGCACTCAAGACGAAAACCGATGCTGACGCCGCCGCATTCTGGAAGTCGAACAACGCCAAATTTCTGAAGCAGCCGGTTGAGCATAAGAGGCTCAAGGACGCAATTATCAGCCACCGTACGGCTATGAAAAACAGCGCGGCCGCGCGCACGGTAGATGTGCAGGCCAAGGAAGTAAAAGAAGCCGCGCCGGCATCGAATGAGGCAATGCGCGAATTTGACAATTCATTTACGGAGTAAATCATGATTTTCATAAATTGCACGCAAGGATCTGAAGAGTGGCATGCGGCCCGCTGCGGCGTCATTACGGCCAGTAAATTCCGTGATGCCGTCGAAGTTACCGCTAAAGGCAGGCCAACTTCTAAATCCACGCTCTACGCCGCCCAGGTAGCGCTTGAGCGCATCAGCGGCACGCCATGCGATGAGGTTTTCAACTCTTGGCAAATGCGGCGCGGCACGGAATTAGAGCCGATGGCGCGCATGGAGTACGAGGCGCGCACCGGCAACCTTGCTACCGAATCCGGCGTCGTGCTGACCGACGACCGCATGTTCGGCTACTCGACGGATGGCGAGCTGGACGCGGACGGCATCATCGAAATCAAGTGCCTTGCCAGCGCGATCGGCGTACTCGAAATGTGGCGCGACCGTGATCTATCCGAGTACATGCACCAGATTCAGGGCGGAATGTGGGTCACTGGCCGCAAGTATTGCGACTTCGTGATGTACGCGCCGCAACTTGAAAAAGTCGGCAAGCAGTTATTTTGCCAGCGTGTTGATCGTGACGACAATTTCATCGATGCGATGGTCGAACATTTGATGTCCTTTTCCAAAACCGTATCCGATAACGAAATGATCCTGCGCATGAAGGAGGCGGCATAACATGGAAATCGAACTCATCGAAGCGCCAGCAACTCGCACGCGAAAAGTCCGCTCCCGCGAAGTAGCTGCGGGCGGTCCCACCATTTTATTGAAGCACCATACCAGGAGAAACCATGAAGTCAAGCATCGCTGAAATCCTCCCGATCATCGGCACCACCATGGATGGCGGATTTTACGCCGGACGCATTCGCATCGCCGATCAAGTCTTCGCGCTGATAGTTGCGCCAAAAATTGAGGGCGAAACTGAGGCTGTCTGGCACGACGAAGAGAAGCGCATTGACGGCGTACAGTCCTTCAATGACGGCGCGGCCAATACACAGGCCATGGCTGAAGCCGGAAGCGATCTGGCCAAATGGGCGCGGGATCTGCGCATTGCTGGTCATGCCGACTGGTATCTGCCGAGCCAGGACGAACTGGAAGTCATGTACCGCAACCTGAAGCCGACCACGCGCGAAAACTATTGCTGGGCGCGCGCAGGCATAAACCTGAGCGCCGTCGAACCGACCCGGCCATACACGCCCGACTTTCCAAAACAGACGCTGGCAGAAGCCTTCCAAGCCGGTGGTGAGCAGGCCTTCACTAAAAAGTGGTACTGGAGCTCAACGCAGCACGCTTCCTACGCTGATTATGCATGGTGCCAGACCTTCAACTACGGCGACCAGGTCAGCAGCGACGTCAACAACGAGTTGCGCGCCCGAGCCGTCCGCAGATTAACAATTTAGTCTTTTATCAATTTTAAGGAGGAACGCATGACTATCACGCTTGAAGCCATCAAGACCGAGCAGACGAAGCTCGCGGAACTGATCGCCGCATTTGAGGCGCAGGCTAAACGGTTGATCCACTTTCCGGAGACCGAGATTCAGCTGCACGATGGCGAACACTACGCCGGGATCATCCTCGGCAAGGACGGCACGCCGAATCATCACCTGATCTTGCTGCCGGGCGATGAAAAGATCAACTGGAACGACGCCAAAGCATTTGCGAAAAAGGCTCATGGCGAACTGCCGACGCGCCGCGAGCAATCCCTGCTGTACGCCAATCTGAAGGAGCAGTTTCAGGAAGCCTACTACTGGTCTGGCGAGCAGCACGCTTCCTACGCTGGTTGTGCATGGTGCCAGAACTTCAGCAGCGGCAGCCAGGGCAACCTCGGCATCAACTACGAGTTGCGCGCCCGAGCCGTCCGCAGATTAGTTATTCAATAATTCAGTAATTTAACGAACTCACGGGCGTAGCCCGGATCGATTTTTTTCAGCATGGCTATCCAACTAATGACAACTGCACGTTTGACAACCGCTAACTATTCAGTGTATCTTTCGCCCAAGTGCATAAGAACACGAGTAGCAAGCGGAATGTCACCCCGTCAGTCAGTGGCATTTTTTACGCCCCATGGTTTTCCTTCTATGGGCGCGGTGGAGCAGGAACACAAGACCCGCAAGGGGAATACTGCTCGCTCGGCTTGCTACGAGTTCTTAACACTCGCGCCCGCCAATTCGCTTAAGAACGAGTTGGTGGACTTGATAAAAGTCTCAGCAAGGAGCACAACCATGAACACCCAATCATCTAGAACACGGGCTAATTTCAGCACGCCTGAAACATTCTTTGTCCCTTCCGTGGACGCGGGGCGCGAATTGCCAGTTGACGCCCTGAATTGTACGATCCAGCGAGCCGAATCTGTCGTCCATTTGTTGATGAGCCAGTTTGAAGATGAGGCGGGAAGTCGGCTCAACGATGACATTATCATCGACGCACTATCCAACGTTCTTGGCCATCTGGAAATGATTGACGCGATGCTTCGCCATACATGGGAGCAAACCATAATGGCTTCACCCATCAATCCAGCGGACATTCCTTTCAAGGATGCCCCATGAGTTACAACAAACTCTCTCTGGAACAAAAGCTTCTCGCCAAAACAATCAAGCGGGGCGAATGCCTGATCTGGACTGGTCAGAAAAACAAAAAAGGCTACGGACTTCTGCGCCTTGACGGCCGACTTCAACGCGCTCACAGGTTGATGTGCGAACTTCATCACGGCGAGATTCCAATTGGTTCTGTGGTAATGCACTCCTGCGATAACCCCGCATGCGTTGCTCCGGCGCATCTATCAGCCGGCACTCAATTGGAAAACATCCAAGATATGCACAACAAAGGCCGAGCCGTTTTTAACCACGGGGAAGATCATCCGAGTACCAAGATAACTGCTGTGCAGGTTGCTGAGATCAGGGCGCGCTACAAGTCGCATGATCGAAAGAATGGCGGACCGGCGTTGGCGCGTGAATTCGGCGTACACCAGAAGACCATTCTGGCAATAGTTCATGGAAAGCATTGGACCGGTAAAGCCGATCTGAAAAGAGAATTGCTAACGTTCAATGGCGTTTCGCAGAGTGTTGCGGCGTGGGCACGGACTACTGGAATATCGGCGAATGCACTTCATATGCGCTTACGACTCGGATGGAGCGTTGAACGCGCACTCACACAGCCATTGAAAAAGCGGGTCGTCAAATGAACCCGACCAAAACCATCCTGCAACCGATCGACCGCGGCGTCGATTTCGTCGGCCACGTCATCAAGCCATGGCTCACCAGGACACGCCCGCGCACCGTGCGCACCGCCATCAAGCGGATCGGCACCATGCAAGCGGCCGATGTTTTCACCGCGGCAAATAGTTACTTCGGCCTGTTGCGCCAGGCGCCCCATAGCCACGCCGACCGCGTGCTGGTGGCGAAGGCTGTGCTGCGGCGCGGACACTCAGTCAACAACACTTTCACCAATACCTACCGGAAATCACTATGAAGCGCGACTTGTTCACCCTTCCGCTCGGTCTTGCCGACGAACTCATCATCGACAACTTCGCCGGCGGTGGCGGAACGTCGACAGGACTTGAGCAGGCATTCGGACGTCCGGTCGACATCGCGATTAACCACAACGCGGAAGCGCTGGCCATGCATGCGGCCAACCATCCGCACACCAAGCACCTGTGCGAGAGTGTTTGGGACGTCGACCCGATCAAGGTCACCGGCAATCAGCCGGTCGGCTTGGTATGGCTATCACCCGACTGCAAGCACTTCAGCAAGGCCAAGGGCGGCAAGCCAGTCGAAAAGAAGATTCGCGGCTTGGCTTGGGTCACCCTGCGCTGGGCTGCCAAGTGCAAACCGCGCGTGATCATGCTCGAAAACGTTGAAGAATTCAAAACGTGGGGCCCGCTGCTGGTCGATGCCGATGGCAACGCAAAGCCGAACCCTCTGATGAGAGGCAAGACGTTCGACAGCTTCATTCGCCAGCTCAAGGGCCATGGCTATGACGTCGACTGGCGCGAAATGCGCGGCTGCGACCACGACACGCCGACGATCCGCAAGCGCTTCTTTTTGGTTGCCCGCCGTGATGGCATCCCAATTCAGTGGCCAGCGCCGACGCATGGCGCACCGGATAGTCTCGGGGTCAAGGCCGGAAAGCTCCTACCGTACCGGACGGCCGCAGAGTGTATCGACTGGTCGAATCCATGTCCGTCAATTTTTACTCGCAAGAAGCCGCTGGCCGACGCGACGCTGCGCCGGATCGCTAAAGGGATCATGCGCTACGTGGTCGACGCTGCGAATCCGTTCATCATTGGCCAGGGCGGTCCGATCTATTCCGGCAAACCGGTACCGGCGAGCCAGCCATTTGGCACGCTGACGACAGAGAACCATCGCGCCGTGGTGTTGCCTACGATAGTGCCTGTGACGCACCAGGGCAGCGACCGCAACGAGTCGATCAATGAGCCGTTCCGCACCATAACCGGCGCGCACCGCGGCGAGAAAGCGCTGGCGACCGCATTTCTCAGCCCGTATTACAGCGACAAGCGGCCGAGCGATGCTCGTGGCCAGCTGCCGGACGAGCCGGTCAAAACCATAACCGCCGAGAATCGTCATGCGCTCGTGTCTGCGGTCCTGACTGGTGTCGGTGGCCGGGCCGGGCAAAGCCGCCCGCGTGGTGCTGACGAGCCGCTTGCGACCATCACATCGAAAGCTGATGGCGCAGTTGTTTCAGCATTCCTCGCCAAGCATTACACGGGCGTGATCGGCAGCGACTTGCAGGAGCCCATTGGCACCGTAACCAGCGTCGATCATCATAGCCTGGTGTCAGCCCTACTGACTGAGCATGCCAATGCCAGTAGCCAGCGCTCGATGCCGGTCAATGAGCCTCTCCGGACAATTTGCGCGCAAGTGAAGGGCGGGCATTTCAGCGTCGTGACTAGCAACATGATCAAGCTGCGTGGCACCAGCACGGCAGCCGGTACCGATGAGCCGCTGGGCACGGTCAGCGCTGGCGGCCAGCATCACGCCGAGGTGCGCGCATTCCTGCTGAGCTACTACGGCACCGATCAGGATCCGAAGATTGACGGGCCGCTGGCAACAGTGACAAGCCGCGACCGCTTCGGCCTTGTCACCATCCACGGGCAGGATTACCAGATCGTCGACATCGGCTTGCGCATGCTGGCACCGCGTGAGCTGTTCCGAGCCCAAGGTTTCCCCGACAGTTACATCATTGGCGACGACCCGGCGCAAGGCTTGACGCTTACCAAAAGCGCCCAGGTGCGGATGTGTGGAAATTCAGTCTGTCCACCGATGGCCAGGGCATTGATCAATGCGAACTTCGCGCACGAGCGCGAGATTGCGAGGGTGGCATGATCCTTGTCAATTTAGTCTCTTTAACCCAATCCCTTCTGTTGGATCAGATGTTTCGACATTCGATGAGCGATACGTCTCGCGTCGTCAATGCGCTCGCTTATCCAGTCGCGCTCTTGCCCGGCAGATTTCATTGCCGTCCCAAGGGAATATCTTCCTTGCACTTGTCGCAGCAGCCCTTTGAGCTCAGACATGTACGCCAGTGTCTCGCGGTCGAGACGATGGATAGGAACTTGCTGAGTTTCTGCACGCAATTCGTTGATGGACTGATGATCAAGTGCAAGCGGTTGAAAAGCCTGCGATCCCTGAAGCTGCGAATGTGCGCCCGCGAGAATATTCACGAATTCCATAGCAATCAGCTGGCATTGAAATATGCGGTCAATGGAAACCTCTTTTGCCTCTGCTTCCGTTCGCCTCTGCTCTCTACGATGTTGTATCGATGGGATCGCGACTGCGACAAAAATAGCGGTCACCGACCCGATCGCCGGGACCCAAGCAGCCCACTCCGAGCTCGTCAAATTGGTCATGAAGCAGAGGTTATTCATGCGTGAGCGTCCTATATTATTTTCTGCCCCGATGGTACGCGCCCTGCTCGATGGCAGCAAGACGCAGACACGGCGCCCCGTTAAATTGCGATCAAAAACGCTCATTTATGATTTGTCAGGAGCGTGGTGCGATGGCGCTGCAAACAGCCAATATCTGCATGTCCCATACCATCACAAGGATGATGTGCCAGGAGATAGCACCAGTGAGCGCGTGTCATGTCCATATGGTGCTATTGGCGATCAACTTTGGGTGCGCGAGAGCTTGCGGTTTGTGGCGGCCGGAGAGAACCCACATGAGCACGCTGTTTATGCCGCCGATGGCGTTCGCGTTCGCCGCGACCCCGGTCTTGCCGGATGGTGCTGCGACGGGATGGCTTATGGACTCGCGCGATCAGTTCCCTCCATTCACATGCCGCGCTGGGCCAGTCGCATCACGCTCGAAATCGTTTCGGTACGCATCGAGCGCCTGCAGGATATCAGCGAGGACGATGCAATCGCAGAGGGCGTTGATGGGCCAATGTGCGCCGCAGCCGTCGGCCGTGCGCCATCCCGATTCAATTTGTTACCAGCTGCGGTACATGGCTATTCACATCTATGGGAATCGCTCAACGGCGCCCGGTCATGGGATGCGAATCCTTGGGTGTGGGCCGTCGAATTTCACAAGGTGGCTCCATGAGAACGCCTAACATGTTCCAAGACCTGAAGCCGCCACGCGCTAAGCCGCGAGTCTTGATGCACGTCTGTGATGCCGGGTTCTGCGATGAAGATCCTGACCGGCCCGAACTTTGCCGCATGAAATGCACGCGCTGCGGCGTTGAAAGCGACTGGCTCAGTTTTGCCAATGTGACGGAGGCCAAGCGTGGCGTTCCGTGTGAAATATGCAATGGAGATAAATCATGAGCGATAACCTATTGCCGTGCGCGCATTGCGGATCGCCCGCCACATTTATGACAGTAGAGCGGGAAAGCATCAATCAAGGCGGCGAATACATTGACTGTACCAACAAGGCGTGCGCGGCAACGAGTGTGCTCATGTTCTCAATAGGCGAGGACGTGAAGCCGCTACTTGCCGAACGGTGGAACAAGCGCGCCGCCCACACACTCTTGGCCGCGCAAGGTGACCTTATCGGTAAGGCCAACGAAATGGTCGAATGCGATGCACTAAACCATATCGAGGATGCGCGCGCAATGGTCCCACCCACCTATCTCGAGCTTGCCGAGATTGCCCGCCGCGCGCGTCAGTGGAACGATGATCTCACTACCAGTCTTAGCAGTGCATCACATTGGATGTCTGAAATGTGGAATGTGTTGGACAAGATCGATGGTGCGCCGGTGCAGGCCGCGCCAGATTATGTTCCTGAAGATAGGAAGATGATCGCGATACTGCGCGAAGCTTTGCAGTTTTATGCAAATGGCGACCATTTCACAATGCACGATCCGGATGCGTGGGATACCGTGAGCGGCGAGCCGGCGAACTTCTACGAGGACGAATCGAACACCGCCACGGTTGAAGACGGATCGATTGCAAAGCTGGCTCTTGCTGGAATCGCGATGCCCGAAGATGATCAAGGTGCGCCAGTGCAGCAGGAAGGTGTTGTGTCACTCCGCGCCGAACGCGTGAAGGGCAGCACAATGTACGAGTGGCGCAAGAATATTTCGCCGGCACTTAATGGATCTGGCGATGTAGTGCTGTGCTGGGTGAATGAAGGCGACTTGTGCGTGTCGGAATTGCGCTCTACCAACTCCGGGGAGTCGCAGCCATGAGCGCCGTTCTACCGCAAAAAATGCCGCGGCTGGTCCCAATTGCCGAGTGGGCTAAAATAGTCTTTGGGGATCATGCGCCGTGTGGCAACACGCTACGCCGATGGACGCATGAGGGCCGTATTAGCCCGCAGCCGAAGCGGGTCGGGAATGATTCATTATTTCTGAGTCCCGGCACACTTTCCTTTATAGACTGCACTCATCCCGAGCAGAACGTTATTTGCGATGAGCGCGATGTGCAAGGATGGCGCACGATAGATCGGTCAATACGGCTGACCATACTCACGACCGAGCAGAGTAATCTGTATGCGCAATGCCAAACTTCCACGCAGCCAGAATTGACGCAGCAACCCAGTTATTTTGTCACTGGGTCCGGGCCCCAATGCGAGCCGCCGAACTCGCGCACCGCGAGATAGAATTCCATCGCCTCGAAGTGGTCCACGCCATTCAAAAGCAGCATCTCGCGTAGCACTTGATCGGCCATTTCGCGCGACAATTCATGCGAGTCGTACAGCTTGTCGTGGATTGCCCCCGATTTACGCGCCCGGTTACCCAACATTTCGTAGGCCAAAGGCACACGTGGCACCGAGCAAAAATCAGTACGGTGCCCGATCGGTGCGACGATGGTGCAGCCAGCCACTTCGGACTGGAAACTGAGCGGTTGCATCAATTCCCATAGGCCGGATTCGTCGTCCTCAATCAGTTTGCAGACGAGATCACCGATAAAGGCGCTCATTTTGCGGGTACGATCGCCGGAACGACAGCAGCGGCCGGCACAGCGACGGCCACCGGCATTTTCAGTGCAGTGGCCAGGTCGGTCGTGCTGTAGCTCGCGACCCATTGAACGCTCAGCCCAGAACAGCCGGCCATCAGCAGTAGCGATCCAAGCGCCAGCGTGATCATCATGGCGGGCATCGCGTGGCCAGCCTGCGTACTTGCAGGTGGTGCGGGTGGTGCGTCCTTGCCGCCCGGATTGATCATTGTCAGCGCGTGCGCAGCGAGGCCCGTCAGTGCGTACTGGATGAACGCGACAAGCGGCGCCACGTCAGTTTTTCCGAGCGCGGCCAAGCCGACCCATGCGACACCAAGCAATATCCCGATGACCATTTTTGTGATTGTTGCGTTCATTGTGCTTCTCCTATAAATTCAGATTTTTCGGCAAGGCGACGACGGAGTAATCCAGCGACTACGACGCCGCCCGCATGGGACCACCGCTCGAACTGCCCCGCGGCCCGAATATGGTTGCCCTCATTTAGTAAATCCAACATGGTCGACTCGGCAAACGCGTGTGCGCCCAGATTAAAAACAAAGTCGGTCAAAGCATCGTGCTCACCCTGCGTAATCGGCACGGTTACCAGTCGATTGACGGCATCGGATGATGTTTTGATGTCCTCAGCGAGCCATGCGTCAGCTTGTTCCTGCGTGCAGGTCATGCTAGGACTGACGCCATGCGTATGGCCGTATCCGATGGTTAAAACCCCACATAAATCTCTATATGCGGAAAGTTTGCACCCCTCGAAGCGCTCGGTAAGCGCGATACCCTTACCCGAATACGTCAGGCTGTTCATGAGCTGACCCCTTGATGCTGATTCGCCTGATTCAGCCGGTCTTCGATGCGGTCTAATTTCTTGAAGATCGTATCGAAGGCGTCCCGAAAATCATTCTTCAGCACGCAGTTCGTCGCGACGTGCAGTTTGAATTCGCCCAGCGCGGAGTCCGCTGCCTTTTGATCGGCAATGACTTTGCGCATCAGATACCAAAGGATGCCCCCGAGCGGGACGATGAATGCGGCCATGACGATCTCGACTACGAGGCGGGTTGCTTCAATGTCCATTACGCGGCCTCCTGGTAGAAGTGCGCTACATGTCCTTCCGTGATCGGCGTACCCTCTTTCAAATACCGCTGTGCCTCTTTTTTCATATTTGCCCAATAAAAAACCCGCCGTAGCGGGTTTTATTTAACGTTTGTAAGATGGTTTTGGCTTAGTCAATAATGCTCGTTCTATAGGCCATTTGAGTCTATAAAGTCGCGCTATCAGCGTGTTGCGAGTCAATCCGAATTCATCAGACCATTGAGCTATTGTTTTTGTAATTCCAAGATACTCAAAAAAAGAATTTCTTCTTGTATTATTGGCTTGATCTTTTTTTGAAGCCCATCTGCAATTTGACGGTTCGTAGTTACCATTACAATCCGGAAATCTATCCAATGTCATACCATCTGGTCTTTTCCCCATGTCGGCAAGAAAGTTCTCAAATTTCATCCATCTATCGCATATCAATATACCGCGGCCGCCATAACAAGAAAAATACCGTGATTTTTCATTTGTGCACCTCGTAATCATCGATGTCCATGAATAATATTCAGGGCTAAATGATTTTCCTTTTGTATGCCCATGCGTTTCAGAATTTGAGATTTCCAGCCTAATGCATCCGCATGATTTGGTACCTCCGTGCATTACCTCTGATCGAACGTAGTCTTTTATTGTTCCGCATTCGCATGACGCAAATACGCGAGCGTTATTATTGGATGCCTTTTTTGGGGCATCTGACAATATCGTTAAGCGATTAAATTTAAAGCCGATTGGTGTAGAATATTTTGCAGCCATGTTGCACTCCTAAATAGTGGGACTGGATAGAGGGCCGGTAAGTGTTAGCGCACTGACCGGCTTTCGTTATTTTACACCCTCTGCTTTACTCCATGCGGCTCTGCATCGATACTTTTGACATGCTCAATCGCCTTCGTAATTGACACGCCATTCTTGACTGCGCGCTGCGGTAGCCAGATTGGCATTGTTAAATCATGAACACCGGTACCAATGCCGCGATGATGCGTTTCGCAAAGCACGACTAAATTTCTGATATCGTCTGGTGATTCAATCGGCTTGTCACCGGCCGCGTGCGTGTATCCATATGGATCAAATGCATGGAGCGTATTCAAGATCTTTTCTGGGTCGAGGGCATCGAACAAGCTCCATTCGTGTAAGTGATGAACCTCACGTGCATCCTTGCTACCACAGATCCAGCAGCCAGCATCAAGTTGATTCACAAGTCTCCGCTTGTTCGCGCGAAACTCAGAACTCTCGGTTCGGATGGCATGATCGGGATATTCGATGAACTCGTGAATCGTTCGCGCTTCTTCGTGAAACCCTTCGGGTGCTGTCATGTTTGCTCCATGCGTAAAAAAACCGCTCGAGGCGGCGCGGTTAAATCGATTCGAATTTTTGCTACGGATCATATTTTTGGAACTGCGTAATATTCGTAACCGGGGGCTATGTTGGTCGCGCTGTCGAGCGGATTGCCCCGCACAAAACCGACCATGCCAATCCCGCGCGCGAACCAGTAGTTGTAGACAGCAGCCGGAACAGTGCCGCCGTTGAACTCAATCAGGCCGGTGTGCCATACATCGCTGTAGCCGCGCCACGTGTCGAGGTGTTCGATCGTGCGGTAGCGCCAGCGGTAGGCGGCATTCGTGACCGCTGCACTGCCACAGTCGGCCGTCACGCGCGATGACTCGGCGATCACTTCGCCAGCGACAGGGGCCATCGTCAACTTGGCCTCGCCAGGAGTGACGGTTCCGAACTCGTTTAAGCCTTCGCCAAGGTAGGCAATGCCGGTTGAGCTCGTGT